ACTTGCGCGTAGTAATGCGGCAGCTCGTTAATGGCTTTAAACTCCGGCTCCGCCTTATCCCGAAGCCCCCATGGGCACTTTGCCTCAAACACGGCATCATCACCAACAAGCCCATCCGGCGTAGCGCCAAGCCAGTCGTATTCTGGATGAATAAAGAATCCGCATTCTTGCACGCTCAAGCCAGTTTCCATCTCAAACTCAGCCCTTGCGCCGGATTCGTGCAAATGGCCGTATGCAAAGATCGTTGATTCCGCAAACTCGTCAATCTCTTTTTCCGCGCTGTGATATTCGCGCACCATGGCGCGCATTACATCATAGCGCGTGCGGTTTGGGTCTAATCCCAATATTGCGCCCGCATTGCTGCCGGTTACGCGGCCTTGTCTTTTTTCGCTAAGCATGTTTTGCACCTGTCAGGATGTGGCGCATCCTTGCGCCTTGGTTGGTATCAGAAAGGAATATCTTCGTCTAGGTTGTCCAGAGCAGCTGGCTTAGCCGCCGCCCTTGCTCTTGGCGCTGCTGCCGCCTGAGCCGCCCCCTGCTGACGCGGAGAAACCGCACTGACCCAGTTGCCTGTTTTCTTTTCGCCCTGCACTTCCATCTCCCAAACCTGCAACATCAGCATCATGGGCTTATTCACCAAGCAGGCGGTCAATCGCTCGTCGGTCGGCTCGGCGTCACTACCCCAAAAGCTTTCCGCCCGCGTTTGCGTCAATAGCCGCCAGCATGCGCTTAGCCTTGTCTGATTTTTTGGCCTCAGGGTCCAGCACGCGCAGCTTCTGGAACACCTTGCGGTTTTTCGTACTCCTTGGGCGCAAGCACCGACCATCGGATAGATATAAAATCCTCTCCGCCATCCTGCGGGCTGTCCCACTTTGCCTCGTCCGGCGCTGCTAGCACTTGGGTTTTTGCCGGAATAGGAGTCATATCCCCGCCGCCAGACTCAAACTCTTTATTGCCTTCTACCTTTTCGCCTTCACTCGTGTTCCAGAAACTCATGTGTATTACTCCTGCGCTTCGCGCTGTGTTTGCAATGATGGTACGTAATTAATTAACGGGTTTTCGCCTTCCTTTACTACAATATCCTCTGTTATTCCGTATCTGTTCTTTGATACATTGGCGGCGGTCGAGTAGCATACCATTATGCGGGTGCCATCGCTGATAGCTTTCTTTCTGTCCCCTTCGCCTTTAGTAAAGGTTTCAAGCTTCAGGAAGCCGACAAGATCAACATCATCAACATAGGGGGCAACGCTCTTTTTGGCGAGGCGCAATGAGTATCTAGTGTAAGGGTCTTGATCTGGAAGCTCTAGCGTTTCAGTGTCGGCATGGCAGACAAAAACAATGTGCATGCCTTTTCGCTCATTAAGGATGCCTGCTGCCTTTCTTATTCTTCCGTGCATGGCCGCAACGGCAGACATTCCGGCGCCGTATCCGCCAAGCGCCTGATTGATGCTTTTAGCCTTTGGGTCTGACTCAAGCACATGCTCAATAAACAGGCGCTCAGCCGCGCTTGTAGAGTCTATAACAAGCGTTTGATAGTCGTGATCTTGGTTTATTAACGTGCCAAGCTGCGCCCAAAGGTCGTCAACCTTTTTAACTAACGGGAATGCAGCTGGTCTTATATCGGACCGTATCGCCTGCAACCCATCCTCAAGCCTGATTACAATTGGATTTGGAAAGCACGAGGCAAGTGTTGTTTTGCCAAGGCCCCCGTCTCCGGTTATGGTGCATATAATTGGCCGGTCTTGCGGCACTTCTATCTGTGATAACAAGTTTTCATTGCTCATATTTAATTACCTTATGGTTAGTTTCTATTTCTCCCACCGTTTGAGATTATGCTCTACTTATGATATAGTGTCAACACCTGATATCAACACGGAAAAACCATGAAAACACAAGACGCGATAAATCACTACGGCGGAAGAAAAGAACTTGCGGCAGCGCTTGGCATATGGCCGCACAACATAAGCAGATGGGGCGAGTTTGTGCCAAGGGAAAGAGCTTATGAGTTAGAGGTCAAAACAGGCGGCAAGCTGAAGGCGGAATAATGGATATTGTTAGTATGGCGGAAGCTAAATCAAAAGGCCTGAAAGTATATTTTACCGGGAAGCAATGCAAGCATGGCCACGCGGCGTGCAGAAGGACGGCTAACGGCTCCTGCTGTCAATGCATAAAAGAAGATAAAGACGGGGCTAAGAAACGCCAAGACACATTTAAAAAGAAAAGACCGGAAAGATTAAGGGAGATAAAGATTGTTTCTGCAAGGAAGCACGCTGGAAAAAGAAAAGCATATCAAAATGAGTACATTAAAAGACGAAGAGCTTCAGATGACTCTTTCAGACTTAAGCAGTTTATTAGAGACTGCATACATAGAATGCTTCGCAAAAAACTTAAAACCGAATCATCATCAGGCCTTGTGGGATACTCAAGTGACGAGCTAAAACAACACCTAGAAAGCCTATTTCAGCCCGGCATGAGCTGGAGCAATTACGGCAAAGAGTGGCATATAGATCATATATGCCCTATATCTTTTTTTATATATTTGGGCGAAGATGACCCGGCCATAGTCAATGCGCTTGAAAACCTTCAGCCGCTATGGAAAAAAGACAATATAATGAAATCAGGATGGAAGACAAGATTATGATGCATGAAGATTTCAGGGATGCGGGCTACAAGATTTTTGGTCTTTATGGGATTAGCGACAACGGAGATTGTGCTTGCGGCAATCCATCATGTAAAGCCCCACTCAAGCACCCCATAGCAAGCTGCTGGCAGCACACCCCCGACTGGTCGGATGAACAATGGGAAGTTGGTCATCAATTAGGGCAGTTCAAAACAGGGTACGGGGTTTTAACAAAAGGGCTTTTGGTGGTTGACGTGGATTCACGCAACGGCGGCGTTCAATCCTACGAAAAGCTTCTTGCAATGGTTCCTGAAATATCAAACGCAGGACTTATTGTTGAGACCGGATCGGGTGGCGGCTCGAAACACCTGTATTTCGAGGTAGACGAAACAATAGCCCTTATGTCGCATCTTGACGGGCTAAAAGGCATTGATTTTAAGGCTGGCTCATCTTTCGTGGTCGGCCCCGGCTCCCTGCACGCCTCGGGCAAACATTACGAGGCGGTAGTCGGAACCCCGCACGATATAACAGAGGCGCCTGCGGCACTGGTCGAGCTATTAAGGAAGCCCGAGCGCCACCGCGCAGAGCATAACGGGCAGAGCGTGGATGTGTCCGATCAGGATATTGCGGACATGCTGTCCTACATAGACCCTGACTGCGACCACGAGTCTTGGTACAGGATTGGCATGGCCGTCCACCATGCTACGGGCGGCACAGGGTTTGCTCTCTGGGATGAATGGAGCAACAACGGCAGCAAGTACCCGGGCCGGTCTACGCTCGAAAAGCGATGGCATTCTTTCGGCAAATCAGCAAACCCTGTAACGCTTGGCACGCTTTTACATTACGCGGAGCAAGCTGGATGGGAGGATAGCGTTACCTTTACGCCTTCGGTGATGTATGACGCGCCGCAAGCGCAGAGCGCGGAAGGCTTGCCATTTTCTATAGAGGGCGTGGACCTGCTGCGCCCGCCGGGGTTTGTTGGGGACGTATGCAAATGGATCAACAGCCAGTGCCGCTACCCACGAGAGACGCTTGCATGTGCTGCGGCATTGGTTGCCATGGGTAACGTCTGCGGGCTTCGGTACACGGATGATCTTGATGGCGTAACCGCAAACCTGTTCGCGTTCTGCGTAGCTGGCTCAGGCACGGGCAAGGAGTCCGTACAGCAGGCTATCGCGGAGGTTCACAGGGCGGCTGGCATTCATGTTGCCACTCACGGCGCAATAAAATCAGAACAAGAAGTTATCCGCAACCTCATAAGAAACCAAGCGGCCTGCTACATTATTGACGAGATCGGCATCTTCCTGCAAAAGATTGCCAATGCTCAGCAGCGGGGAGGCGCCGCGTATCTGGATGGCGTCATCGGAATCATGATGAGCGCGTACAGCAAGGCGGACGGCTTTATGCTGCTAACGGGCGACACCAAAGACGACGTACGCCGTGCGCTGCTACAGGAGCTTGCGCAGTGCAAAAAAACCGTGGCCAGCTTCGAGGATGACTCAGGCAGCGCGGCGCGCAGAGTTCCGCAGCTTGAGCGCGCCATACAGCATATTGACAACGGGCTGGAAAGGCCGTTTATGTCTCTCATAGGGTTTACTACTCCAGTTACATTTGACGGTCTTGTTACGCATGAGCAGGCAACCAACGGCTTTATTGGCCGCTCCCTGCTTATCAATGAGCGGGAAACAAACCCGCGAGCGCGTAGGGGGTTTCGCAAAACTGCCATGCCAGACCGTATGCGCTACGCGCTGGCTCAGCTTTATAGTGGCGGGAGCTACGACACGGCAGAGTCTATGCGGGTGGAATACTACGGGGACAGAGTAAAGGTCAGCACGGACGCGGAAGCGGCCTCTATGCTTGCCAGTGCGCTGGACTGGGTGGAAGATCATGCAGAGACCCATAAGGAGCGCACAGGGCTTGAAGCGGTCGTCAGGCGCGGCTATGAGATTATGGCAAAGATATCCTTGATACTAGCGGCCCCTGGCGGGATACGCACGGCGGAGCATGTAAGGTGGGCATTCGCCATGATGCGTCGGGATATTGAAGAAAAAACCCAGACTTGCCTATGCCAACGAACACCAGAAGTCAGCGCCGGAGCAAGCTGTCATGGCACGCATCCTTAACTTGGTTGACAGGGATCACGGGGAGACGGTGGCCGTGATATCCAACAGGGTCCATAAATCAAAGCAGGAAACGGAACAGATATTGCAGAAAATGTCTGATAACAATCTTGTTGCAAAACAGGATGTAAGGCACCCGGTCAACGGCAGGGTTAGCGAAAAGTGGTTTGCCGTATAATGTGTGTTACAATACGGCTTGTTCGGCGGCTCTTAAACTAGCGCCTTAAATAGCATTTGCTACTCTGTAAGTGATTGAAGTTGTTCTTAAACTAGCAAAATAGCTTAAATAGCACGCAAGATTTAGCAAAAAAGTTTAAAAAGTACGTGCTATTTTGCTATTTTGCTATTTAAGAACAAAAACAATAAGATACAAAATTACCAGCGCTATTATGCGCTATTATGCACCCAGCACGCTGGGTTTTCGCGTTTCTGTATATAACGTATTGTTTTCTATAGGTACTTATTTATATATATATTTTTATATATCTATAATAATAGTCTCTAAGGGCATAATTATATAGTGAGCGTTCGCTCGTTATTTATCGTGTTGCACCTGCGCCCGCAACAGTGCTACACTACGCAAAACGCACCACGGATAACAGCACATGCCGATCAACGAAGAACTAAACCCGGAAGAGGCGCAAGACGTAAAAGACCGGCGCCGACTTACCGTAGCAGAGCAGGTCGCCGCGTTCCTGAAACAAGGCGGGCGCATTACTGAAGTGCCGATGGGCGAAACAACCAAGCAAGGGGAAGACGAATGAGAAACATTGCACACGAGGAATTCCTGCTGCTGGTTCGCACGCTGGCAAATCAGCCGTCTCCTTGCGGTGCCGGGCGCAACCGTTGCCAGCATTGGGCGTCTTGTTCATCGCGGGAGATGGCCTGTGATCGGTTTGAATACTTCGTCAACTCTGGTACAATCAATCACTCGATGGCAAATATTCCATCAGCGGGCAAGTTCAACACGATATTCAACGAAAACGATAACGAACCGGTGCAGCGTAGGCTGGCGGTTTAATACATGAGCCGCGAACTCAGGACAATGCACCTATTTGCAGGTGCGGGAGGCGGATTACTTGCAGACCTTATCCTTGGTCACAAGCCAGTTGTCGCTGTTGAGTGGGATGCCTACGCTTGCAGAGTCCTCAGAGAAAGATCCGCTGACGGATGGTTCCCCGGCTTGCAAGTGTGGGAAGGAGACGTTAGGCTGTTTGATCCATCCGGCTACGCGGGCGCAGTGGATTGCATTCATGCAGGATTCCCTTGCACAGACCTTAGCAGTGCTGGAAAGCAAGAGGGTATTGGCGAGCACACAAGATCGGGGCTTTACCGAGAAGTCTTGCGAATCGCTCGGGAGATGGGATTCCCTGACTTGTTCATGGAAAACGTCACAAATATCGTTTCTAACGGACTCGGAACCGTCCTTGGAGACCTGGCCTCGATGGGGTATAATTGCAAATGGCTGTGCATTAAAGCATCCGAACTCGGCGCGAACCATGAGCGTGACAGATGGTTCTTATATGCGAATGCTTCCAACTCCAACAGCTCACAATCACAAAGAGGGCGGATACCAGTCGGAACATTTCAGGAACACACCGACTTTAGGGGCTGTGCTTGGTGGCAAGATAAACCCGCAATATACGGAGTGGATGATGGGGTGGCCTATAGATCACACCGCCTTAAAGCAATAGGCAATGGCCAGGTTCCGCTACAAGCCGCAACAGCAT